CTGTGTATAGATAATCCTGAATCAAGTTTGAACCTGAAAGGAATCTAAGGTCAGAACGACGTTGCTTGTACTTACGTGGCATAGCCTTAAGTGCTGAGTTAAATACTGCACGGGAGATATTAGCTCCTGCTGCATCAACTACACGACCTGTTGACTTTGCCTTCTTTACTACACCGTCAAATGCCTTGTAAAGGTTGTCTGATGACAAAGCTGTGTTTCCGTTAAGAACTACATCTTCAATGTCATTTCCTGCTTGTGTTGCCATAAGTCTGGCAATATGATCTTCGAGATCAGCACCTTCAATATTGTCTTCTAGAGACTCAGTTGAAAGCTCCCAATCTAGACGAAGCTTCTTAGTTGTAAGAGAGATCTTTGAGAAAGTAACTGCTGCATTTGTTGCATCGTTATCTCCTTCAGTTGCGAGCTTCATAAGCTTCTCGCCGACTGACATACGATCAATCTCGGTTGTATCTGCTCTCATTCGGACTGTACGGGCGACCTTACCAATTACGGTTGCGTCGAACATGTAGTCTAGAAAGCGAGCTGATTGTTCTGGGTTAAGCAAACCGCCGTTTCCGTTTTCGGAACCACGGTGTGTACCTGTTCCACCCGCCAAGGTCTGAGGACTTCTTAATTGCAGTCTCTGATTCTACTGCGTCGACACGCTTTTCTACACCATCAATCGTGTTCTTGATGTCTTGTACAGCACTTGAAAGTGCTGCATGTTGCTCTGCCAATTCTGAAATTCGAACATCTACGCTCTTGCTGAAAGTCTCAACTGTATCTTTAATAGCTGTAACTTGTGCGGCATTAGCTTCTGAAGCCTTATTTAGTGTGTCTGAGAAAAAGCCCTTAAGATCGACTAGCATCTTTGCAAAATCAGGTTCATCAACCATAACTTCTGATACGTCGGCTGCTTTTTCTAGAACTTCGGCAGAAGCGTCTGCTACTGCGTCTGCAGGAGCTTCTTCAACAGCTGGTGCTTCCTCTACGGGAGCAACTGCTGCTGTGTCTTCTACGGCTGCTTCTGCTACTGCTTCTGCAACTACGTTTTCTGTATTATCTGACACTTCTTTACCTCCTTCTATGTCTGCCTGTTTTGCAATTTGTGTTTCAGGCATGGACAATCTTGATTTTTTATGTAAATCAAGAATCTTATCTATTTCTTTTGCTTTGTTAACATCGTTTGACTCTACCCATCCAATTAGTGTTGCAGGCTTTCCTGTAACTGGGGAGTCGTATGATGAATCTGTTGACATAAATACTGAATCACTGTCTGCACAATAAAAAATATTTTCAGTTGCGATCTCTGCTGCCATTCCTTTAAATACTAGCTGACCATTTCTTTTTGAAATAGACAAAATATTGCAGAGCTCGTTTGCTGGTGAGTCAACAATGGAAAGTTCCATCAATGAATAATCTTTAATAAATCTTACACTCTTACCTGTTGCCTTATTGACTTCGTTTTCTGAATCAATAATTTTTCCGCCTATTGAGAATCCTTGAAGAGTTCCGTCTAAAACTTTCTCCCAAGTATCCTGTGCGCCCTTTGAAATATAAGCGTCTACATAAACTCCGTTAAAAAATTCTTTTGTTGTTGAATCATAATATGTCTCTGGCTTAAAAGAAACAACTTTGCCTACTGCAACTGGTTGATGCATCTCACGAAGATTTCCACGGAAATTTTCGAATGCCTTCAAGCTTGCTTCAGCCGTAACAACATCTCCAGTTTGGTCAACATTGTCTAATGTTGCAAATCCTGAAACTGTTCTTTTTTCACGATTAACTTTGGTGAATGGGATCGACAGTGTAATGTCGTCGCCATTAGAAGACCAAAGAGATTTCTCAATATTCATATGCTTAATTATATTTATCTATACATAAAAAGGCAAATACTGGTTGAGCAGGGTTAGTCGACTTGTCTTCCATCTCCCTGAGCATTTCGGCCTTCCCCCGACGTATCTGGTGAATTTGCCGATCTTTCGGAATCTCTAGTTCTAGTCTTTCCTGCCTGTGCCCTTGCTTCAGCCTGTTGTTGTGGCTTTAATTCGACCACTTTATCCCCGCCGTCAAGCGGAACCATGCCCATTCTAATTCTAACTTCATTTGGAGTAATTACCTGCATTCTTAAATATCTCTCGTCTATCTTAGATTGGGTATCCTCATCGGTCAATGTGAGCTCATTAAATTTAAGTAATAGAGCATCTGTCATTTCCTCAATTATTTTATTTAATTTCTTTTCCAAATTCATTTGAGCTGGACGACAAACTTGCTCTCTAAATGTCTTATCGGCATCTCTTGCTACCGCTAAATTAACTCCTTCTGGAGTTCCAATTTTATTAATTGGCACACGGTGAGATAATAGAATTTCGTCTCTATTAGATTTACGATACACATTAAATGAAGACTCTTGAGTTCCTGCCTCAATTGGCTCCATCTTAAATTCAACCTTGGCGTCTGGTGAATCTGGTGGAAGCGGAATATATAGAGATCTATGGTTCTTGCCTCTTAGTCCTACCTGGAAGAATTCTAGTAACTTACGCTCAGATTCTGGAGATAGCTTAGCACCCTTTACTGTGATAATATATCTTGGAACCGCCTTATTTTCAAAGTAGTCTAGGTTATACTTACCAGCAAACTCGTTTCCAGCCATAGCATTTGAAGAAGCTACGATATCTGGAATACCATAATAGTTATTTGTTGGTGTATATTTCTTTAGGTGAATAATTTCATTTGGACGCTCTAGTCCGCCATCAATTGGATTCTCTGTTTCTTGATCTCCGAAGTTACGGAAGAATACAGCCTTTCCATAAAGCAGTTGAATAAAGCCGTCACGCAAGCGACGCACACGCATAGTCTTTGCTGGGATATGTCCAATATATCCAATTTTTCCAGCAGAGGTTCTACCAATTTCAAGGTATCCGTTTCCAGTAGCCTCTACATCTGTGTAGGCCTTAATTAAAGTTTCTGTAAATGTTTCTTCTTCGTTACATTCTTCTAGCCACTCATAAAGATCTTGACGTAGTCTATTAAGCTTTCTACGTGCTCTGTCTAACTGCTTATCATCTGTAATGTTATCGAATGCTTCTTGTGTCTTTCTTGTCTCAACAAAATCGTGTCCAAGACCTACGATGTTAGAAACCTTTGCATTAATTGCTGCATAGTTATATGGGGAAATTTCGTAAATAGTAGAAAGATAATCTAGGTTATATGGTGGCTCAATAAGGTCAAACATTGCATAGCCAGTAATGGCTTGTGCAAGTAGGTTCTGTTGTGTTTCTGTTCCTTCGATTCCCTGGAATCTCTTTTGTAGTTCTCTATTCATCTTTCGGCGGAATGATGAGCCTAGACCTGAAACCTTAGTTAAGTCTTCGCCTTCAATTTTAAATGGATCTGTTGTTGTTGACTCTACTGGAGTATTAAATTTCATCCAGTCCGCAACGTTAGATATGCTAACCTCGTTAGAGTTATTTTCTTCTTCGTATCTAATCATTATTGCCCCTCTGCCCTTATGCCTTTAAGCTCATCTTTATAGTTTCCAATATCCAAAGGATCTGGAACTAATCCCCACTTGAGTCTTTGGTGTTGTTCTTCAAATTCTTCATCGGTAATTTTTCGTCTTGCTGAAAGAAATTTAGGCCCGCCCTCATATATACCATATGAGCGAACTTCTCTAGCCAAAGCATCGATTCTGGATCTATTTCCTTTTTTGGACGTGACTGAAAGAAAGTTCCCATCATCATCTCCTATCCAGCGTCCGTCTGGCATTTCCCAAACGTAGATCCCCAGTGGGGACTCTTCTATAATTTGCTGCTTTATACCTTTAATATCCATAGGCTTTTATTTTACCATTGTTTATAGATTAAGTCCAGCTTTTTGTCATGGTAAGTGACAAATTATACGCTTTGTAGCACAACCCAGTCATCATTATAAGATTCAACGGCATTTTCTGTCAGGTCAAATGACGTTTCCGTGATCGAAGATGCTGGTCTTCCAGTATAAAGCTTAAAATGTGTATCTACTAGGGATTGAGTTAATTCTTTTTCGTATGTAGCCACATTCTTATACAGGTTACTTGGACCCCCAGTAGTCTCATAATTAAATTTAATTAAACCAGTTACTGGCTGGGTAAATATAATTACAATGTGATGGGGCTCCTCGGCGTTTAAATAATTAGATATATTCGTTTGATTAGATACGTCTACGCCATTTACATATATCTTGGCTATATTGGCCTTAGAGACCGCTCCAGAGCCGTTCCAGGCCAGTCTGGTGGTAGAAGGGTCGGAAGCGTAGATAAGGGTGTTAGAAGCCAACGTAAGGGGCGTAAAGAACATCTCTAGGGACTTAACAGAACTTAATGTATTTAAATCAAATCCAGCGCCATTTGTTGTCCTTAATCCATTATTATAATTTCTAGATAAGACAGGATAATTTATCGATCCAAGGGCATAGTCTGACGATGAGGTTATTTTATCCCCTGAATTATTTGCAAATAGGGTCTTGTCTCTATAAAATGAAATTTTAAAAAATGATAGTCTTGGATAATATTTGCTTGTGTCTGAGCTGGTCATGGTTATTCTAATATATAGTTTTCCGCTATTGCTAAAGGAACCTCTTTTATATTGTGGGATTGCCGCTCCATTTGTGCATGGAAGGAAAGTAATATTATCTATGCTTGCTTCTACCGCCACCCCAATATCGTCTCGCCACTCGACTTTAGATGTTGATAGGTCTAATTCAGTCGGAATTGCAACAAAATCATTTACCACAAAGGTTCTTGCTTGTACTGCATCTGTTTCTGTAAAACCTATATATTGATCTTCAATGTCATAATATGTGTAATCATCTAACAAGTCTACCCATCGCTTATCTTGTGGATAAGAGTATGTAAAAGAAACTTTTTTATTAGCATCTGTTAAGGCAAAGAGTGTGCCCTGTTCTGGATAGACTACTTGAATTGCTGGATATGAAACTACTCCTGACAGATAGTGCCTTTTTATAGATTGTGCTGGCAGAGTGTATCTATATACTGCTGGAGCATCCACAATAAATGTATCTCCAGAAACTGTAGTCGGCCCAATCTGTAAGGATAGAGATGTGTTTGTAAATTTAAAAGACTCTAGGTCTTTGCTTATTGCTGGTTCTCCATCTATATACAAAGATATGGACTTGGAGTTATATGTGCCTACAACGTGATGAGTTCTTTTTGAATATCTTACACGGTATCTGATTTCTTCTGTTGCTGACACCTTAAATATAACATCGCCGTTTTCCCAGAATATGCCGATATTATTTGTTGTATCTCCGAATATTCTAACTACTGAATTTGATTCTATGGAAGGGCTAAACCAGACTTCCATTGTAAAGTCGCTATCAGCATTATATTTAGTACCAAAAGCTGACTCTACGACTTTTGAATAGTAGTCTTTTGTTATTGGAACTGTTATATAGGCTGTAGTTGTTATATTTGTTCCTGATATCCCGCCTGAAACTAAAGGTAATATATTTGATACTGGAGAGCCTACATATGTAGCATTATTTCCACAGCCCGATTTATCTGATGCTGTTGTGCCAGAAGACTCATCAAGTGGCCAAAAGCCAAGCGGGTAGTCTTTGATTACTTTTAGTTGGTAGCTCATAATTTTATTATACTATTAAAATGTAATTGTGCCAGATCCTGCAGTGAACCGATAAACTCTATATCCTTCACGAGTTGGTTGGTCGTATGTTAGTGTGCCAGGAATTGTTGTAATTACTGGGAATGTATTAGGATAAGCAATAACAATAACTCCATCACTTCCTGTTCCACCAATAAATCCTGGATTATTACCATCGCCACCAGCGCCTCCGCCGCCTGAGCCACGATTTGCTACAGGTGCATTTCCTCCGTTTCCAGAACCTACTGTGCCATTACCACCTATGCTACTTCCACCAGTTCCAGCTGTATAGCCGCCTCTTGCGCCAGCGCCGCCTCCAGCAGCATAAAGTAAAGAAGTTCCAGTTATTGAGTTAGCTGTAC